ATATTATTGCGTGATTTTTTGCGTTAAGGTTAGAGAAAGAGGATAATTGTGCTCTAGTTAGGTCTATTCCTTGCTGTCTTAGCTTTAGTGCGGTGTCTCTAACATACAGTGCAGTTGCAAGTGCTATTAGTAGATCATCGTTATAATTGGTCTGTGCTTGTGCTTTTCCGTTTTTCCATACGAATACTCTCATCTCTCCTAAAGTACGTTTTGATTGGATTGTTACGGATTTTTCACGAACATACTCCATTGCTTTAGCAATAACTAAAGGACGTGTTCTCATTGACATTGTGAAGCCTGGTACGAGTTGATCTCTTTCAAACTTCCTCATATACGACTCTACTGTCTCTGTTTGGCTCTTTGCGCTGTAGTATAAGTTACGGTATTCTCTTTCTAATATCTGTTCTATTGTTGCCCATCCAATATTTGCATTTTCCACTACAAGGAGTGCGTCGTTGTATTCAGATGATATTGCTACGAGTACGTTTCCAAAATCTTTCGGAGACAATTTACCTTTATACTCTCCTACTTGTACACAGGTTTCTATGTCAAATACATGGAATGCAGAATAATCTTTTGAATCACCTCTAGCGACATCTGCTACAACCATATACGATTTAGAGTAGTCAGGTTGTTCCCATATCCATAAATTGTTATCTAAACCTCTCTTCTCTGCTGGGTCGGTTACATAGGTTTGTTCGTAGAATAGTAAATCTTCTGGTTCGAATACTGTTTCTCCAGAAGCAAGGAAGTCACAATCACATTCCTGTCCTGCCATTCTTGGTCCTAAGTCTCTATCTTGTTGGTCCCTCCATACTTGGTTTCTTTCAGGATGAACTGTCCACGGTAATCTTACTGGTAAGAAGGAATTTTCTCCTGTCTCTGCTTTTTCCCATGTCTGGTGAAACCAGTTACCGATTCCGTTAGGAGTTGATAGGGCCATACATTGTCCACCGGTTGCAAGTGTCTGTTGTGCAGCAGTAAAGGTTTCATCAATGTTGTCTATAAACGCTGCTTCATCTATAAGTAACAGGGATACTGCTTCAGATCTAGCAGCATCTGCATTTGAAGACTTAGCTGTTATTTTTGATCCGTTTTTAAGTCTTAGAGATAATTTATTCTTTTCCTTAGCTGGTAATCTTAACCACTTAGGTAGTTGGTCGTACATGAACATAGTCTTAGAAACTAAGTTTCTTGCTGTAGCTTGTGTAGTTGCTAGTGCTAGTACGTTTTTATCTTTATGGAAGAGCATCAACCATAAACTATAAGCAGCAGCTAAAGTAGAGATACCTAACTGTCTTGACTTAAGGGTAATGATAAATTGATTATCTTTAAATAAGTGTAATACTTCTGATTGGAAAGGGTAAAGATTGAATAGTATTCTACCTCTTGTAGGGTGTTGGATGTAGCAATACTTCTTCATGAAGTATGCTGGATCTTTAGCACATTTTAAATACTCTTGTGCAATAATCTTTTTTATGTCCTGTGCCATTCTATAACTATTTTATATAAATAGCTTGTGTATAATAAAAGCTGTGGGTGTTAGTTTAGTCCTTTTTACTATATTAGGGAGCCTCTCTTTTGAAAGTTCATACCGAAGCGAGATTGAAATCCTGAACTGTTAGGAGTTTTGGAGAAGATCATACGTACTTTCAAAGCTTTGTTTGCAGGTATCGATTCCTCTCTACTTGTAAAGTAAAAGTTGCCTTCTCGTTTTCTAATGAAGGCGTATACGGTTGGGTGGTTTTTAATAAGTTGCTCTACTGTTGTAATTTCTCCGTCTACGTGAAGTTCGTTACCTTTGTCTACACCCTCTACAGTCATTGGACCAATATAGTACATATCTACAGGACCGCCAAATCTCTCATTTCCTACTAGTAAGGTTTTTAGTATATCTCGAGGCACCACTCTACTCACATCTTTAAAAAGTTCTCGATGATTATAAAGATTAGTATCATGAGTTAGTTCTGGATTTGCTTTGAATATGTCTTCGTAATACCTGTAAGCATCTTCGTAGAAATCCTTTATAAATTTTTCAACTCCTGGTCCTAGGTTAGACGCCATTTTTAATCCTCCTCCAGCAATGCTAGGGGAGCCCTCACTACCTTTTGCAGAAACTTTATACTCTCTCTCTGTAGTTTCAATAACTACGTCTGCGTAAGCTTCTCCTTCTCTTGTATCTGACATTTTACGTGCACCTGTTACGTTTTTTATCTTTGTTTTATTGTTACCTACTAAAGTAAAAGGTTTTGGCTCGAATTCGTTGATTATATTAATCAAGCTTGATTCCTGCCTTGTTTGCTGGTCTTTTCCTTCGCCTGCTAAGTTAAGGTTAATTTCTTTACCGTCTACTTGAAAACTAAAAGCATTAAATGTTCTACTACGGTTCTTTCCTTGTCTTGGCGGTATTATCTCTACTTCTGCCTCGGGGTATGCTGTTTTAATGTAGTTGATAAAGGTAGGTGCATCTATTTTATTCTTATTCCCTATTCTATAGTCGTCTGATCTAGTTTCTAGATCGTTAGGAGCAACGTCTACTATTTTCTGTCTCACTTTTCTTTCAAAAGCGTTTTCTGAAATGAAGTTAAAGCCAAACATAGATTCAAATAAATCCATATCTTCTTTTGAGTTAAGATCAGGATATCCTTTATCGGTCTTAAGTGACCATTCTAATAAGACTTTATCTATTGTGTTCATTAACAGTTAACTTGTTACTGTAGTATTGAATAGTCCTTAATTTCTGCAAAAGAAACGCATAGTTTATACTCTGCTCCTTGGGGTATTTGTTCTGGGAATATTGTGTTGTTTTCAAATTCATAGAATACGGGGAAATCATCTCCTTCTTGATATTCACTTAAGTAGACTCGTCTTTCGCCATCTATATGCTCAGCTAAGTATTTAGCATCTTCTTGGCGAGGCTTATCTACGTTATCGCCACCTAGTCCACTAGCTTCGGAGTCAATTACAAATACAGGTTTAGTCATATCAATACCAGCTTTGATAAATGCTTTCTCTACTGAGTAATCTGCCTCTTCTACTCCTAGGTTTTCATTTGGAGATGGTGCAAAATTTTCATTTACTTGTTCATCTTTATTAGTGAATTTTTTATTAATTCTCTCTACCTCTTTCTCATACCTCTCTATCTCTTTATCTTCTCGAGCACGAGTAACTCCACCAGAAGCACCTTGAGATTGGCCCTTTAGTTTACTCATTGTTTTGTTATGAGATGTTTTTGCTTTTGCTAAAGCTTCCGATTTTTCGGATGCTTCATTTAGTATCTTTGAATTACTAGTTAACTTATTCTCTACTAAAAATTTTTTTAAATTAAAGTTGCTCATATTATTATTATTATTATTATTATAAATATCTTGTTTTACTACTATTATTAATCGTCAAGGAATTCTATTGTCGCTAGTAATGCAGATACTGCGTCAGTTCCTGGTTGTTCGTCTATAAGTGCTATTGCGTCTCTAGCTATTTGCATTACAATTTCTTCTTCTTCTTGATTAGCAGAAAATTGATGATCTCTTTGTTGATCTTCGTTAGTTTCTTGGTTTAGTTGGGACATTTTTTTAAAATGCTCTGGTTCGTATTGTTTTAAAGCATCCATATAGTACCCAGTTTCCTTCGAGTTCATCTGCCTAATATCGTCTACATCATCAAATGCAGTTTCTCCGTATGAACCGAAAGTTGAACCTACGTAAGCTTTCCCTGTACTTGGACTGTATCCTAATACTTCTACTTCGTATCCATCAAGATCCTCTGCTGATTGGTCCATTTGGTTGAAGGTTCCTTGACTAGCTGTATCTTCATCTTCGTCTGTCCAGATTATATCGTTTGGTACCATTTCGTCACCACTGTCAGTTACTTCGTTGACTCCTTTTAGTAGTGATTCGGCAGCTGCTTGTATATCTTTCCTTTTTTCAAAAGGTGTAAGACTTGCAGGGTTACTGTCTAACTTGTTTTTAGCTGCGTCAAACTCTTCTCCAGAAATTTCTCCTGCTCTCATCATGTCGTTAAGGGAGTTGAATACGGCGTCTAAGAAGTTTTCTGATACTTCATTTAGTATCTTACTATTATTAGTAAGTTTATTTTCAGTTAAGAATTTTTTTAAATTAAAATTATTTTCCATGTTTATTATTATTATTACTTTAAATTGTCAATTAGTTCTTTAGCGAATTTACCGTACAAGTGACTTCCGTATTCATCTCTCACTACCTTAGCAACTGCTTGTGCAAAATGAGTATAACTCATACTATCATCAATACTTATTATAGCGTCGTTTATTTTAGGAGCTAATTCTGTTACTTCTCTTGCTTCTGTCGGTTCGTTTCCGAAAGGTAACTCTTCTTTAAGTATCTCTGATAGTTTCATAGTATTATTATGCTTCTGGTTTTTTATTTTTTTGCATATATAAACATTTCATCAGAGTCGTCATGAAATCCAACAACTGGTCTTCTTTTTAATTCTCCTACTGTAGTATATCCCATTCTAACATCATTTCCTTCACCTACACCATTATATAGGTTCATATCTGGTAGATTTATTCTCTTTCTTCCATCCATTCTAAAATCACCAGGTCTGTACCACTTACCGTCATTACCGGAAGCTACTAGTACCATATCTTTAGCACTTTTTACTTGTAAGTATTCCATTGCAGGTGCTATGATCTTTTCTTCATCTTCAAGTGTAGCGTCGCCAGTATCAGCACTATTAAATATATCTGCAAAGGTAAATTCATTCTCTAATTCTAATTCATTCAAAATTTTAGCAGAGCTAGTAAGTTTGTTTTCTGTTAAGAATTTTCTAAGGTTAAAGTTGTTTTCCATGATTATTATTATTATGCTTCTGGCTCTTCTCCTGCTTCAAAATCTATTTCTTCTCCTCCTAAGTCAGCTCCTCCTTCTTCATCGCCTCCTGCATCTGTAAATGCAGCATCTTCTCCTCCTGCTTCTCCGCCTCCTTCTTCACCAGGAAACTCTCCTCCTCCTCCGTCTCCGAAGTCTGTATCTGCTCCTCCTTCTGCATCTTCTTCTCCTGCTCCTTTAAGTGGTGCTTCTTGATAGAGTCTAGCAAGTTTGTCTAGTGCTTGTTCAAATTCGTTGATTGTACCTAAGTAGTACTTCTTTCCTAGTATTTTAGCTTCAAAGTTTGTACCTGTCCATTTTAATGTAAAGTCTTGTCCGTTAGTTAGGTTGACTCTAAAGGTGGTTGGTCTAGGCGATACCCAGTCAATTGTTGCCATAAATTCCTTATAGTCTTTAGTCATTAACTTTACTAAAGTAACTTTTAATGTTGGGAACTTCTCTAACATTGTATCAGTTGCATCTTCGAGAACTGTCTCTTGTCCTGCTTTTTCGTCTCCTATTGGATCTTCTGGTGTAGGTTCATCTACTTCTTTTAGGTAGGAAATGTATGCTTCTTCTATTATTTTCTTAAACTGTTGTTTGTTTATCTTCATTTGACTTATATTTTCTAAATATACGAAATACTATTAGTATAAAAAAGAATTATTTGTTGTTTCTACAGTGTTTTGCTCCTTTTAAGTAAGGTGTTTTACACTTTGTGCCTTTTACATGAACTCTACCACATTTTCCACAGCATGTTGCTTTTTCTTCCTTTATAAGCTCGTCTTCATGCTCTTCTTTATATTCGTTCCAGTCAATTTGATCTAGTGGGTGTTTTTTATTCCACTCTCTCCATTTATCTTTTAACTGAGTTTCTGTTTGCTTACCTTCTAATGCTAGTTGGTCTATTATAGGTTGCTTTTCTTCTGCCTCTAAGTAGTGTTGCGCTGAAGATATGAATTCTCTTGCTTTAATTACTTTTCCTTGCCACCAATGAGGGAAGTCTATTTCTCCATCCATTTGATCGTACTTGTCTAATTGCTTATACAGTTTAGCGGCATATACAGCGATATCGTAAATATCCTTCTTCAGCATATTAGGTTCGTCATCTTGATGTCCAACATCTAGATCTCCTCCTTCAGGTCCTTCAGTTTCGTCTATTGCTTGGCTGTTTCCGAATTTGTCAGCGAGAAATTGTAATGTCTTCTCTTCCGACCAATCCCATCTCTTCATTATATAGTCAACCATTTCTTTGCCTGCAAGTTCTTTTTCGTTTCCTTCTCCTTCTACTACCTCTAAAACTCCTTGCTCGTTTAACTGTAGTTCTATTCCTAATTGCTTAGCTGCTTTTTCTAGTTTTGGCTTTAGTCTCTCTCTATCTAGTCTTCCTGCTCTTTTGTACATATCCATTATAGTTAAGTACTTCTGTCTGTCGTTCTCTTCTTCGTTTATTTCTTCTAAGTTGTACTTTCTAATTATATCTTCTCCATCATCTATAGCTAATTCTAATTCGTGAGGATCTAAGTCAGCCCAATATTGTGCATCTCCTCTTCCTAGATATGTATTTGCTGCTCTATCCCAAGCATAAAAAGCTTCTTGGTTATCAGTATGCATCAAAAGATCGTCTATTTCCCCTATCCTTTTAATGTCATCACTTTGAGTATATTCTGTATTTTGAGAACCGTACATTGGACCAAATTCTTTAACTGTCTGCTTACTTTCCTCTAGATCATGACTTGCATCTACTACTGCTACACCGTTTGCTTTTAAGTCCATTGCTGCATCGTGTATAAAAGCAGGTACATCTTCTCCAAATTCTCCAGCGTCTTTTGCTCTAAAGTTAAAGTATATGATTACGTTTCCGTCTCCATCGTTATCTACTATGTCCATCTTAACGTAAGTTGGGTCTATATTAGCATCTAATACAGTCATAGCGTTTTTGTAGTCGTTTGATGGTACTTTAATATATGCTGTTTGATGAGGTGCTTCGTTCATCTCGTCGTTCTGTCTATTCTTTAGTTTCTGATATTCCTCTTCTTCGTCTGCCTGTACTTCTATATCTTTAGCGTACTCTTGTTCGTTTAAAGCTTGGAAATGCTTTACTAGGTTTGCAGTTATAACATCCTTATGTACGATAGCTTCTCCGGAAGGTTTTACTCCTACTTCTCCTACTGGTTTTTCAAAAGAAAAGTCAATTAACCGAAGAGTATCGTCTTTTATGTCGAATGTAAACTCGTCTTCGAAGTTGTTTTTATATTCTACGAAGATATCAAATGAGTTAGGGTTTATATTTTTTATCTTACCTGCTCCTACTTCATCTCCTACTTCTCTTAACGCACTTAGTAATGACTTAGCTACTTCTTTAGCGATAGCTTTAGTCTCCTCTATTGAAAACTCCATGCCTTCGTTCTCGTTGGTTAGTTGTACGTTAACTCCTTTTTTAGCTAGGTCTGCTGCTTCTCCTTCATCGTCTGTAGAGACTGTTCCTGTAGTACCTTTATCGTTCATTTCGTTTTTATATGTTTTAGATAGACTCTCTTTTAACGTAACTATCTCTTCTCGTATCTTACCTGCAAGCGCTTGACTTTTATTTGAATCTTGTATATCTGCTTGTTTGACTTTCTTTAGTATTAACTCGCATTGAGATAGGCGGTCTTTAATTTCTTGATATGTCATTGTCCTTTGTGGTGTTTATTATACATAAATAGTTCGCTAATCTTGTTTATCTACTGGCAATGGTAGTTTAAGTACCTTTGCAGTGCTTTTGCGTAGGTAGTTCCCTTGTCTTTTAATTTTCCCTTTGCAGTTCTTACCTTTGTGCAGGAGAGTTCACCTAACCTTTTTTTTAATATTCCTGGGTTCATTGGTTCGTGATCTGATCCTTCTTTCTTCATTGCTTTTCCAGCTGCTACTGCATCTTTATGTGCGTTAGAGTTCCCATGAGATGGTTTTTCTCCTCTTTTTTTCTTAGCATTTATATTAGCCCATAACCCCGGTCTTTTCTTTTCTGCTAATACCTCTTGAATTGCTTGTACTATTTTTGACTTTTTCACTTAACTGCTCCTTTTACTTTATCCACATGTCCTTGTATGTATGAGTGCTCTTCTTCTAATCCCATCATTTTAGCCATTTCCATAATTTGAGCAGCTACAGTTTCTACAGCAAATAAGTCTGCTTCTGTTGCTCCTCTATCTAACGCCATCTCCTCCATAGCGAATAACGCATCTTGTAGTTTAGCAGCTCTTACTGCTAGCTCCATATCCTCTACTTTCTCTTCTATATCCTGGTATAATGTTTTAGCTCCTGGGCACATATGGTAGTGATTCGTCTTATAGTCTCCTACTTGCAGTTCTAATCCCGGGTCTGTTTCGTGCTCTGTTACGATACCTATCTCTTGCCATTCGTCTCCTTTTTTAAATGGACCTTTATCATCAGCCCATTTCTGACTTATATCTTGTTTTTTTCTTTCGTTAAGTATTATTTGAGAGAGTTTCATAGTTTATTTTATTTCTGATAGTAATTTTAGTATTATCCCGGTTATGGTTCCGAAGGCGATCCATAGTGCTTTTGTGACGTTGGATTGCCATCTCTTAAGTTGTTCGAATTCTAATACCCTATCTCTATATTCCCTCTCACCTGCCTGCATACTTCTTCTGAATTGTGTATTCTGGTTTGTCTTTACTATTACTCCGTCTTCTGGGTTAAGTAAGGTGTATTTTATTTCTGAGAAGCTTTCAGTGAGTGATGCAACGTCTTTTTGTAGTTGTACAAGTTCGCCGTTTGGCATATCTTTTTTAATGGAATTTAGTTCAACTAATACTTGTTCTAAAATCTGTTTTTGAGTCATTTTGTAGGCTGTTTATAACTATAAATATGTTAAGTTATATGTTCCTTGAGTTGTTCGGTATATTCCTTGACGCTCTTAACAATTTCTTTCTGTTTTGCAGTATTTGTACTCCAATTTTCAACATCTCCTTGTTCTGTTACAAAAGATTCTACCTTACCTGCTACAAGTCCTTCTGCCCATTCTTCTATGTCCTTAATAAAGACCTTCATATTGCCTTGCATCATACGTTTTTCGTATTGTTCGTATAAGCCTGCTCTTCTTAGTTTAGCTTCCATCTCTACTGTACATGGGTCAAAGCAGTATCCATGTATCTTATACATCTTCTTAGCTAGATGATGTTTCATAGGTCCTCCACAGTTAGGACACCTTAACGGTAATCTCAATGCTTTTTTAGCTGCATCTAGTTTAGTTATATTCTGTTTTAAGTTATTCTTAATAGTCCACTTTTTTCCGTTCTCTTCCCATACATCTCCTTCTTTATACCGTTTCTGTGTCTTACTATAGCCTAGTTGTTGTTTTGTTGCGGAGGTGTAGTCTTTATTAACTAGGTTACGTACTCTAGCGACGTCTTCTTTTTTAAATTCTTTCTTTAGTACTGAGTCTTTATTCATATCCTAATTTTATTAAACCATCTATAATATTATCTATATTACCGTCTTTACATCTTAATGCTATACCTCCTCTAGCTATCCATTCGTTAATATTAGACTTCTTATCATCTATGAGTATACTAGTGGGATTAGCGTACCTCTGCTTATCTTCTCAATAAGAGAATATAACGTTAGGTAGAGGTGTTAAGTTCTCTTTTACCCATAGCTTCTTACCTAGTCTAGAACTATCATCTTTAGAAGGAGAAGTCAATAAGTCGGGATTGTATTTCTCTATAAAATTCCACAATCTCTTACCTTCCGGCATCCAGTCCATATCAGACCAGAATTTAATGCCTACCTCTACATCTATTAGATTCCAAAAACCCGCTATACCGTACTTATTTTCATATGCTTTTGGTAACATTCCTGTGAAGTGTTCGAATCTTTTCTGGAAGTCTGTTAATACTCCATCCATATCACAGTATATCTTATACGGCGGTATTTCTTTTTCTTCTGGTATTGGATAAGCTTCCAATAACTCTACTATGCTGCTGCTTCCCATATTTTTTTCCAATTTTCCTCTTCTGCATACGCTGCTACTTCGTATGGATGAGATTCATATGTATGTCCCATTTTATAGTACCTTGTCATCCAGCTAGGGGATTGTAGGTAATGTTGGTACTCATGTACTATCACCCGTATTAACTCCTCTAAACTTCCGATATTCTCCCAATATACTGTTATCTCGTTAATTATATGGCAGAATTCTCCTTTAACGTCGGTAAAATCACAGTCTCCTATATACACATACGGGGTAGTTTCCTGGTGGTTTGATTTTCCGTAATACTCTTCTACTGTCTTGATATACTTCTCTGTTAGATTAGCGATATCTTGTTTTGTAACCTTTTTTTCCATATCTAAATATACGAAAAAATATACAATTAACCAACTTATCTACCTGTTGGTTTATTATCGTGCCCACATTTATGGCATATAAATAGATCATTACCGCCATCTACTACATTCCAACTCCAACCACATTTATCACATTCAATCTTGTCGCTTTCTATTGCTTTCTCTACGTTCTTTACTTTATCTTCCCAGTTCCTAAAAGTTATATTACCTTGTAGGTATGCTTCTTTCTCTAATTCCATTAATGAACTATCTTCATTCGTATTAGAAGTTGCTACACCTCCTAATCGCCCTTCGAGGTTTTGCAGGTGATGAATCATTTCATGTGCAAAAGATCTCATTACATCTTTAGGATGCCTGTCTTTCACATATAGCACAACCTCTTTATTGTTAGAGTCGTAGTATGCAGTTTTTCCGAAGAAGTTGGCGGATTCTGTAATGTCTTCTTTTACCTTGACTTCAGGTAGTGGTAGTATGTTCATACCTTCATCAATCATATACTCTAGTATAGAGGCCATATACGGAGTATAGTCGTAACCTAGCTTCCTGTTTTCATCTTTAATCCTAATACTTATATGATCTTGATGAAACCCGACTTCGAATTCTTGATTATCAATAGCGGTTCCTAGTTGTTTGTATATATCTACTAGCTTAGCTCTGTTACTAGACTGTATTACTCCTGTTGGAGCTATTGCTGCTCCATTCATACCTTCTTCGACTTGTTCTTCCGAAGTAAACATACTATCGAGTTTATTATCTAGCGCTTCTTGCATTTGTATTTCTTTTTCTGAGGGTGCATTCATCATTGCAATACCTATTACTATTTCTTTATCTTTCTCTGAAAGTTCTGTTGGGATCCATTCTCCTCTTTTTAAGAAATGTATTGACCCTCTTACACTTGTAGCAGAGAACTTACTTGTTATATTACCTATTCTAGGTAGTTCTAGTATCTCTACATTACTGTACTTATCTTTATTTTTCTCGAAGTATGCAAACTTTTTAATTTCTTCTGGTAATGCTCCTGTGATTATCTTTTCGTAGTTGTCTAAGTTTTCATCAGCGAAAGCGTAAATATCTCTTATGGGTGAAGTTTCTGAAATAATTATCTTTACAGGGGTACTTATATGTTTACTGTATATCTGCCATATATCTTTAGACTGTTCTGCTGTAATTCTTACTCCTTCTCTAACCTTAGGTCCGATAAAGATAACCAAACTATCTACTTTCTTTGCTAGAAATTTAGCATTGTTAAAGTGAGCTTTATGTGGAGGTTTAAAGCCTCCTGCGTAGAGACCTATAGTACCTGTTCCTGCTTCTTCTAATAGTGTATTCACTTTATCAATTGCTTTCTCTTTATTATCTCCTTTTGGTGTACCTACTTCTCCAGACTTAACAGATATCATACTATTAAAGATTCCTTTTATTCTATTTTTTGATCTTGGGTTCTTAAGTTTGTTTCTAATATCGTCAAGAAGTTCTTCAAAAGTACCTTCTAGCTCCACACCCTTGAGTAGTGTCTTAATATCTTCCCAATTTGTCGAACTCCATAAATCCTCTCTCTTTACTGTTTTATAGTCTTTTAATTTTACTTTCCTTAACGTTAATTTACCTGAACTTAAATTAAACTCTAATTCTTCATCATCAGCTAATGTTGGAGTGTCTGTTATACCTAGAGAGGCTAATACCTCTTCTGGGGATTTTTCTAGAAGTACTATTTTTACTAGTCCTAATATTAGCCCTTGTTTTTCTGCTGGTAGGTCTAGAAAGTTATTTTTAAAGCTGTGCTCTTCTTCTGTTAGTGCTATAATATTATCTACTTGAATATATTCATCTTGTTTTCCTTCTATAGGGTAAAGTATTGTAATTATCTCACCTGAGTTGTAATATTTTTTACCGGAGTACTTTTCGCTTTTAAAAGGTACTATAACACTGTCGGATTGAGATGTGACTAGTTTTATTATCCTCTGCTTTACTTCTCTTTTATCTTCACCTTCAAACCAAGTGATTAAGTCTAAATCTCCGTAATCAGGTTTAGTACCTACTTTTACAGATCCAGATAGACTAGCTTTCTTGAATCCTGGTATCTTTTCTAGAATCTCCTTAGTATACTTGTCAAATGTTCTCTGTACGTCTGATTTTTCTATTCTGCTTCCTCCTGCTACTCCTGACATGTTATACTGTTTTATATTTAAATAGGTTAGAGGTGTCTGGTAGAAATTTACCTTTCAGTCCTAACTCTCCTTGTTTCTCTATCCAGTAATCTTGTAAGTCTTCTGGTATGTCCGTTCTTGTAAAGTCTAGTATTTTAATATACCTGTTAAGTATTTCTTCAAGCTCTTCTCTACTTAGATTATTTCTTAGTACCTCTATTAACTTAAAGTAGTCCGATAGTGTACTTAAGTCTAAATCAATGTTATATTCCCTATTAAGTAGTTCTATAGCTTGTTTTGGATTATTAGCTACTATTTCTTGAGTTTCTTTATCTTTAACTCCGTAGTTATGAGAAAAGATATATCCTTTATTCGCAAACATAGCTAGCATTAGCTGTGTTCTATGTAATCCTTTAACGTTTCCTTTATAAGTTGATGAGTAGTATGCAAATTCTAACCAATCTACGTCCCCTACATTTACATCGATTTGCACGTTGTCTCCTACTTCTTCGTTATTCTCATCAAATTGTGGGAATGCTAAGAACAATGCTCCTGCTCCAGAGCCTTTTACGTCTACTAGTATATCGGAGTTAGATCCTTCTATCTTTTGAGCTATAGCAACTATTACAGCTCGTTTCATTAACTGCTCTTCTGTTGCTGTCCTTGCTCTTTTCTTAAATCCGTCAAACAGCTTAGTCACATATTCCTTATCTAATCCCCAATCTTCGATATTATCGAATGATTTACCAGATAAAGCTAGGTCTATATCTCCTGAGTAGTCTTTCTTACCTACCGAACCTAGTGTTTTCATTCCCCCGAAGTAAGGTTCTGCCTTTGGAAAAACCTCCTTAAATTGTATAAGGAAGTTCTTCATCGTAGGTTTAATGTGTTCCTTTTTTATCGGCTTTGTTGAATCAAATATATTTCCTCCCATACTAATTGTTTTAGCTAAATATACGAAAAATAGTTGTAGTTCGCAAATTTATATACTAATAAATAGTACCCTATAGCTTAATAGATGTTGGGTAGGTCTTGTATTTAGGAATTACATCTTTGTTTTCAAGACTGTATAGTTCGTATATGAGTTTAAATAGTCTGAAGTTCTCATCAATATTGTCTATAACTTTTACCTGCCATCCTTTACCTTGCATTACTCCTTTCTTAGTTGAAGTTGTTCTAGTAGATGCTTTTAACCAGATAATTCCCGTTCTATCTATCTTGATTCCTTTTTGCTCTTCGATTGCTTTTGCGTATGCTGCTAATTGTAGGTCGTATGATTTATGTAGTGCGTTAGATGTTTTTATATCTAGTAACCATGTCTCTCCGTCTATCTTAACTACTAAATCTGCAGTACCTGCGTAGAGGTGTTCGTCTGAGAATACGAAGTCTTCAGTTGAAATAAGTTCTGGTTTAGTTTCGTTCCAAAAGTCTGCGAACTTTAATATCATACTCCATACTAATTCACTGTATTTTGCTTTTCCGTACTGATCTAACCATTCTACTGTTTCCCCTAATACAAGTTTTTCTGATGCTTCGTGTACTTGTGTACCTTCTTTCCCAGCTTTCCTCATTATAATATCGGAGTTATGTCCTACATCTTTGAGCCAGGTTTGGAAGAACCTGTTCTTGGGCATGTACTGTAATATTGTAGTGACTGAAGGGTAATATTTATTCTCAGCGCGTTTATACATTCTACTGTTAAGAAAGTTAATTTGCTTTAACTTAGCGTCAAAAGTTAACCTCTTACTCTCATGTTCTTTTAACACATCTGTTCCTTGTTTTATCATAAATCTAATTTTTGCAACATTATTTGTTTAAAGTTTAGTTCTGTTGCTGATTGTAATAGTTTAGTTATTGTTCTAAATCCTAGTTCTGAAGGATCTTTGTCTGGTAGTTGTAATAGAAATATTTTAAATCCTGCTGCTAGTAGATCTTCTGCAATCTTCATAGCGTGTTTTTGAGCATCTCTATCTAATGCTATGTATATATCTGTTGTACCTCCTCCTAATAGTTTTTTCCATAACGACGGGGCTAGGGTGGTTCCTAACAGTGGTATAGCGTTTCTCTTAATTGCTATCGCATCAAAAACACCTTCACAGAGTATTATTGGTTTCTCCCAGTTAATTAAGTTTTCAAAGAATACTATATCTTTAGAGACTACTGGGTTTTTATACTTAAAGTAGTTTCCTTCATAAGTTCTTGCAATAAAATAATTGAGCCTATTGGACTCAGAATAACTTGGAATAATGATTCGTCCTCCATATTCTCCTCCTGTTGTATATCCAACATTATATTTAATAAAATCATTGTCGCTAAATCCTCTCTCATATAGGTACTTTCTTATTTTATTAGCGATTACAGACTCTTTACTAGCAGTATACAGTTCTTGGAATTCTTTCGGAAGTTCAACTACCTCATCATTCTTATACTCGTACTTTTTTCCTTTTTTAACGTACTTAAGTACCTCCTGCGCTTCATTCTTTGGTATATTTAACTGCTTTAGTAGGGAATATATAGATTGCCCTCGTGTTTTACACACCCAACACTCCCAGAAATTCTTACCTTGGTCGTTGGTAACCATACTAACCTCTAGCTTAGGTTTACGGTGACTACAGAAAGGGCAGTGAAAAGCATAATTATCTTTAGCTCTTTTACTACTCTTGCCTAATACGTTTTCTATTGAACCTAATAAGAAGGTATAATCCATTTATAACATTTAATTATATAATATAAGAACTTTTTTACAGTCCGCCAACTAAACGTCAGTCATTTTTAACTTCCCTGATTTTGGATGTATCATGAAGTTATCTGGTCTTATATCTAATTCTTCTGGGTCTATATTAAGGTTCTCTGCTTCCTTCTCTAAAGCATCTATAAACTCATTCGGTATTTCTCCTTTATACTCTCCCATTACCTCCATAGTAATAATACCTAACTTATCCTCTAACCTATCTACATCGTAAATGTATACGAAATTATTAGTCTTTTTTCCTTTAAGTATTTCTGCATGTTCTAGTTCAATCTCGTCTGTAGTTATTTTTACAGCTCTGCCGTTTAGAAGGTATACTGAGCCGTAATCTCCTGATCCTAGGTACTTACCTCCTCTATCTTGTATATTATCTACTTGTTTATTAAAAGCAGGATCATATTCTAAAGGACCTTCAAGTATAATTTTAGATAACTTCATAAGTGTTAGTCTAACGAACCGTAATCTCCTCGACTCATTGCTTTACCGAACTCGTCGCTTTGTTTTGTTCTGAGGTCTATATATAACCTATCTTCTTTATATCCGAATGCATTTAGAGTGTACGTAGTCACTTTCTGCCCTTTTTCTTGGTACTCAGCGTCTAATTTATCTACTATGGCTTTTATCTCTTCCTTATACCCAGGGGAGTTCTCTATTACTTTTTCGTCAGAACTTGTTTTAAAGTTCTTAGTGTTAATAGGTACTTTAATACTGCTAACTGTGTCTGGTAGGTTATCTATGTGTTTAAAGAAGTCTTCTTTGTTGTCTGTACTTCCTGCAACCTCTTTATCGGTTGTTACTCCGTTAAATACACTTGTGTCTGGTGTCCAGCCTTCTAGTATTATATCTGTTAGTTTCATAGTTTCTTTACTCTTATTATTAAGTCACCTGTTCCTTTAATTACTCGGTGGTATGTGTCTCTAGGTATAAATAGCAGTCTTGTTATGTTTACCGGTGTCTGGTTATCAAACTGGAACTTCCAATCTGTCGGAGATAATGGATCTATAATTCTATCCTCTCTATCTCTATGCCAGACAAGTTCATCTTCTGAAGTATCTTGATTAAATGTTCTAATCTCTCCTTCTTGGGTGTAAGGTACTGTTTCTTGCGTATGTGTCAGATTTTGTGATAAGTAGTTCATAGTATGTTTACCTTACCAAGGCAGGCCGTCTTCTTCAGTTTTTTCAGCTTCTAACTGTAGGAATGTTTGTATTCTTTGTGCGATTGAAGCTGAGTTTTGTGTTTCTATACTTGTAGTATCAATACTGCCTGTTATCCATCCGAAAACTACATTCTCGGTTAAATTTTCATAAGTAATAAAATTAGGGTCAGATACTGAACCTGTAGTTAGTATTACTTCTCCGTAGTAGTTCTTTGCTACTGGGAATCTTTGTCCTTGTAGGTTGATTTGTGTTTTACATTCGTAATCTACCTTAGTCACTACCTCGCTAGTAGGTGTTCTTTTTAAGTCTCTTATATACCAAGTATGATTCATTTTATAAATATTAAGGTTAAGCTATTTCTACCCACGTCTGGTCTGGGTCAAACCACATTACATCTGTTGCGGTACTTGCAACATATCCAACCACTCTTACCATTTCTCCGGAATTAGATGGAGGAGTTTGTGTAAATTTACCTGGTGGTGAAAGAGTTGCTTGAAGATAGAGTGGTACTCCATACGTTGACATTGCAGTGTATAGAGAGTTTCCTGTAAATCTACAAAATCCTTGTAGTAACATACCTGAGGCTGGTGTAGATCCTAAAGCTAAAGCTAGTATGCCTGTGGAATAAGTACCAAGGTTATCTGCGTGTGCTGCTTCCCAGGAATTACTGCTATTTAACGTATATATATTTCCTGCTGTAAATGAAGAACCCCCTCCTAGATAGGTTATTAATCCAAACCCACTAGATGTAGTTAAGTTTGCAAAATCAAATGCTAATGGTGCTGTTAATTTTAAGGTTCCATCAAAAATAAGCTTTGATTCAACAGTACCGTTTGGTGCAGAACTGTTTAGGGTAATTACTCCGTTATCAGTAGTCCCTGTTAATGTAAGTAGTCCACTTGTTCCATTTGTACCATTAGTCCCTGAAGTACCATTAGTACCGCTAGTTCCATTTGTACCATTGGTTCCATTGGTTCCTGAAGTACCATTAGTCCCTGAAGTACCGTTAGTTCCTGAAGTACCGTTTGTACCATTAGTCCCTGAAGTACCATTAGTCCCTGAAGTACCATTTGTCCCTGAGGTTCCATTAGTACCATTTGTACCTGAGGTTCCATTAGTACCTGAAGTACCGTTAGTACCTGAGGTTCCATTAGTTCCTGAGGTTCCATTTGTACCATTTGTCCCTGAGGTTCCATTAGTACCTGAAGTACCGTTAGTTCCTGAAGTACCATTTGTACCTGAGGTTCCGTTTGTACCGCTAGTTCCATTAGTTCCATTAGTACCTGAAGTACCATTTGTACCATTTGTACCTGAAGTTCCGTTAGTACCTGAAGAACCGGATGATCCTGAAGTGCCGTTTGCACCATTTACTCCACTAGTACCATTAGTACCGCTTGATCCTGAAGATCCAGAGGTGCCGTTTGCACCGTTTACTCCGCTTGTTCCGTTTGTTCCTGAAGTTCCATTTGTACCTGAAGATCCGCTTGATCCTGACGTTCCATTAGCTCCGTTTACTCCGCTTGTACCATTAGTTCCGCTTGTTCCATTTGTACCTGAAGAACCGGATGATCCTGAAGTGCCGTTTGCACCATTTACTCCACTAGTACCATTAGTTCCACTAGTACCGTTAGTTCCTGAAGAGCCAGATGATCCTGAAGTTCCGTTTGCACCGTTTACTCCACTAGTACCGTTTGTACCTGAAGTTCCGTTAGTACCTGAAGATCCGCTTGATCCTGAAGTACCATTGGCACCATTTACCCCACTAGTACCGTTTGTACCGGATGATCCGCTTGAACCACTAGTTCCATTAGTACCTGAAGATCCAGATGATCCAGAGGTTCCATTAGCTCCGTTTACTCCACTTGTACCATTAGTACCGCTTGATCCTGAAGATCCAGAGGTGCCGTTTGCACCATTTACCCCACTTGTTCCGTTTGTACCTGAAGATCCACTTGATCCTGAGGTTCCGTTTGCCCCATTTACTCCACTTGTACCATTAGTACCGGATGTTCCGTTTGTACCAGATGATCCTGAAGTGCCGTTTGTACCTGAACTGCCTGATGATCCGTTTGTACCTGAGGTTCCATTCGTACCGGATGATCCAGATGATCCACTTGTTCCATTCGTACCGGATGATCCAGATGATCCGCTTGTACCATTAGCTCCATTTACTCCACTTGTACCATTTGTACCTGAGCTACCTGAAGTTCCATTTGTTCCTGAAGATCCAGATGAACCACTGGTCCCATTAGCTCCGTTTACTCCACTTGTTCCGTTTGTACCACTTGTTCCATTAGTACCGGATGATCCGCTTGAACCACTAGTTCCGTTTGCCCCATTTACTCCACTTGTACCATTTGTTCCTGAAGTTCCGTTTGTACCACTTGATCCAGATGTTCCGTTTGTACCGGATGATCCAGATGATCCGCTTGTACCATTAGCTCCATTTACTCCACTTGTACCATTAGTTCCACTTGTACCATTAGTTCCACTTG